TGCTCATGTGACCCTCCTTGCTCGGATGCCGCGCAGAACGATCTCCATCACGCCGTCTTCCGTCACGATGGACATCACGTTCATGGCCATGCCGTCAAAGAATACCTGCTCCTGCATCTGCGGCATCCTGTCCGGAAACTGATCAACCGCCACAAACAAGCCGTATTCAATGGCGTTGGAGTCATAGCTGACATCCGTCACATTGCCCCGGACGCGTTCTACGATGCTGTTGTCCAGCACGCACAGGATAGGCCTGTCGCCCCAGATATGGGTTTCGGCAAACTCACTCTGGTTCATGAATACGCCGTTGATGTCCGCCTGTACGGAATCACGGAAGGACATTTACTCACCGTCCTTCTGTTTGGGAGCTGCCTCGCGTTTGTCGGCCTTGCGCGGTGCCGGGTCGCGCTCTGCCGGTATAGCCTGGCCTTGCTCAATCAAGCGCCTGCCGTAGCTTTCGTTCACGGTCACAACTTCGCTGGCCTCGCCGACTGGCAGGCCGTGAAGCAGCAATACTCTCATCGTCACTTGTGCACCCTCCTTTCGTGTGGTTAAACGATGCCTTTCATGATGACGCTGTGCTCATGTTCCAGGCGTTCCGCCATCTTGATGAGCACCTGGTCCTGGATGCGGTCTTTTGAACGGGTCAGGGGCATCTGAGGGATACCGATGCCCACCGCAGGAGCGATGGGCTGCCTGCGCAGCGCATACACTTTTCCGGTTTTCTTACTCCGTTTCAGCTTGTGATAAGTTTTTTCAGATCCCGCCATCCTCACATAGACGCGTCCTTTGCTTTTCACGGCAAAGTGCGGACGTCCGCCTTTGGTGGGCAACATGCTTTTGCCAGTCTTTACAATCTTGGCCGCTACGCCGCCCCGGGTGGTGTACGCAAATCCGCCGCCTCCGATGGGTTCCCTGTTCTTGATGATGGGCAAGATACACTTCACACCATCGGGGGCGTAGGAAATACGGGGATTTTTGATGGTGCGCAGCACCTTTCCGTGGGCAATGTGATAGTCTTTGCGCACTTCCCGACCGGTCAGCGTCCGGGCGTGTTCGCCGGTACGCTTCAGGGCCCTGTACAAGGCCTTTTTATAGTTGGCCGTGGTCAGGGACGCCTTCATGGCGTCCAGTTTTCCAGACAGCGAGGAAATATCAATCCGCAGGTAGTCGATCATTTCCTTCACCTCCTGGCTTTTTCGACTTGGTTACTGGACAGGGTCCTGGACAGTCAGCGCAGGCGGTTGCTCGCCGTCATCAACATATTCTCTGTGGAACGCGTCAATGACCTCGATGAGCTTCGCCTTGGTCGTCTTGTCCTCGTACTCGATGCCGCGCTCATCGGCATAGGCCTTGAGCTGGGTAACGGTCATGAAATCGCCGTATTCAGGCTTATCCGTTTGGGGCGTTTCCTGGCCTTTTCCGCCGCCATCAGGCGGGGGCGTGTTTTCGCCCTTGGCCTGGTCATCATCCTCTTGCGGGGCTGTTGCAACGGCGCTTTGGACGTATTCTGCTACGCCCAGCGCAATCAGGCGCTCGGCTTCGCTTTCTTCCACCTCAAACGGGGGGCTCTTGGTAGTGATTAGTTCCGTCACCGAAGAGCCGGGCGCCCTGTGGCCATAGGCGCCCTGGATCAGTTTAATCAGCTTCATCATGGGCTCCTTTCTCAGGTTACAACGTTCGCGGCGTACATGAAGGGCAGCTTGTTGCGGGGGACAGGCAAGGGACGCGCACCGAGTCGAATCTTCCTGGTATCCTTGTCTTTGTCAGGAACGAACTTGGGAATGCGCTTGCCGGTGTGTGTATGGAACTGGCCGTCATCCTCAAGTTGGGTGATGGCGCCATACAGTAGACGGCCACAACTGGGGGCAGTCACCAAGGCAGACTTGGCAGGGAAGTAGCGCACGCTCTGGCCGGCGTCGTTCTCGTAGGTTTCATACACGCTGAAGATATCCAGCAGGAACCCGTCGAAGTTCAACTGGCCCATCCAGGCTACGCCGGGGTATTCGATCTTGGGACGCATGGTGCCGTATTCCATGCGGCGGTTGTCCAGCAACTTCTGGACGGCCTCCAGGTTGCGGATAGCAGCGCCAGCGGTGCCGCCCAGCACCAGGTCAGCAGCAGCCAGGCCGCGGGAAGCCAAATCCTTGCACATGGCGGCTACATCGCCAAAGAAGTCGCCGCCTGTGGTATTCCACTTGACGGACACGGTGTAGATGTGATCGCTGGTTGCGCCTTCGTAGAACTTCAGGCGGCGGGTGCGTCCAATGGTCTGGTTGTCGGCGTACTCCACCACATCACAGCCGTTGTTGATCAGCACCTGCGCACACATCCATTCCTCGCGGCGGATGATCCGGGCGTCCAGGTCGGTCAGGTCTTTCAAATGCATGCGCTGGGCGCGTTCGGCGGGGGTGACGCCGCTGAACAGGGCTTCGCCGAAACCGCGCTCCTGCAGCTGGTCGACGGTGAGCAGACGGGAGGGTGCAATCCTGGGCGGAATGAACTCCATCACATCGTACTCATCGCGGGCAACTGGAATGTCGCCGGCTTTGTCGGCCACGAAGCAGGCCATTTTCTGGTTGCCGTCCTCGTACTCAAGCAGCACTTTATTTGTGCTGAACAGGTCGCCTGCACCGGTGGGGAAATACCGGTCGCGGAAAAAGGTCGGCGGGGGAACGATGGTGCTCACCATCCCCATCATGGTGTAGGTATCGAACAGGTCAATGTTGTTAGGCATGGTCTTCCTTCCTCCTCGTTAGGCGTTGTACTCTTGGAAAACGATATTGCGCATGCGCAGATTATCGATGTCCGCGGCAGTTATGGTGTAGCCGGATTTTACGGTCACATGATCGGGACTGAAGCAGCCGGCACGATAGGCCACCACTTCCACATCGGCAGTGGTACCAATCACGGCATCCTCAGCCAGCACATAGCTGGCTACCAGAGTTTCCGCGGTATAGGCGGGGCTGCCAGGGCTGGTCATCTCGTAGTAGTTAGCGATGTTACCCACATCAGGGTTGCTCACCTTGCTGTAGGTGAAGTTAGGGTCGGTGCCGCTGCGGGTGTAATAATCCTTTCCTGGGATGATGGCGACGTCCTGAGTCTTGGCGTAGGTCGGCGGTACTTCGCTAATCGCGTCAGCCCCGGCGGTTCCCAGGATCACGACGTTTCCGGGGGTCTTGCCACCGGAAATCACCGCCAGTACGGTGCCCCGTGTAAGCGTGGTTTCAGCAGCAAGCTTGCTGGCCTTCACCATCACCACATCAACTGGGGGATTCAGGCCGGTAATCAGGTTGTCGGGCGTGCTGGTGCCGACTTTGCGATACAGATCACTCATGGGTTAGTCCTCCTTCTTTTTGCCGGCAAGTGCTTCTGCAGCCTCTTTGCCTTTGGCCATACGCTGTTCAGGGGTCAGGGGTGCGTCATCATTTGGAGCTGGCGCAGAGCCCACCGCCTGTGCGCCGGACGCCTTGTTGTCCGCTTTCAGGTTGCCCAGGAAGTCCTGGCCGTTCTTTGCCGCTTCCTTAGCAGCACGGAATGCCATCTCTTGGGCGGAGCAGGCGTTGTCGCCATATTTGGCAGCCTGCACGATGTCGGCGGAGTACAGGGCTGAGATTTCGTCAATCTCTGCAAGGCGCTGGCGCTCGGCCTGCACTGCTGTCGTTGCGGCAGTATCGCCCTCGGCAGCCACAGCCGCCCTCGCTTCCGCCATGATGCTTTCTGCGAGCTCCGGGTTTTCAGTTCGCAGCTCTTCCAGGTTTCTTGCCATTACTTGGTTGCCTCCTTTTTTCTGGTCCTCTTGGGGTGTTTGTATGTCATCTGCTGCTTGCGCCGCAGGGGAAACAGGGATGTTGTCGGGGATGGTCATTCCATGCATGAAGTTGGGGACGCCGTTGACGAAAAGAACGCTCCTGTCTGCGCTGGCGGCAAGCTCCACGGTTTTGGCGCCTTCAATAAGCTCATCTGCAAAGCCCTTGTCCACCGCCTCCGCTCCGGTCAGGGTGGTTTCCCTGGACATCATGGCCATCAGTTCCTCATCGCCTATGCCGCATTTTGCTTTGAAGATAGCCACCTGGGCTTTGTCCATGGCGTCCTGGGAATCTGCTTGCTCTCGGAGGTTATCGGCATTGTAGTAGCCCCATAACGCAGAGATGCACTTGTGAATCATCACCAAGCTGCCAGGATTGATTCGTACCTTGTCGCCTGGGTTACAGGCAGAGCATAGAATCATGGCGCCAC